GAGTTGAACGGCCTTCCAGACTGCGTCGCAGAACTCGGAAAACATCCGGCAGCGGAAGCCATCGACGCCGGGCAGGACGGTTTCAGTGAACGCACCCCAGTCCGTGGTGATGACAGGGGTGCCGCAGGCCATAGCCTCGATCGTCACCGTACCGAAAGGCTCCACATAGACGGTCGGGGCAAACAGCGCGATAGCGCCGCCCATCAGTTCGGCGCGACGCTCGGGACCGACTTCACCGACGAACTCGCCATAGCCTAGAGGCTCCCCGGGTCCAGCGAGCATTAGGCGCTTGCCCAGCCGCTCCGCGACCTCCTGGGCAATGCGATAGCCCTTCCGATCGATCAGTCGGCCGACATAGAGCAGGTAATCACCGTCGCCGGCGCCGGCGGGGAAAAGCGCCTCGTCGACCTGGTTGGGGATTACCTCGTCAAACCAATGTCCATCGGCGCGATCGGCGCTGCCGGCGGCCGCGCCATAGACCATGTGCATCCAGGCGTAGGACTCGAATACCCGATACTTGGCGAAGGTGCCTGAGTAGCCGATACCGAACTCAACGCTGAGGTGGTTCGGGAAGGCGTCGGCTATCGGCTGGTGCGCCCGCCCGCCGATCAGGCAGATGAAGTCCTGCGGCTGGATGCGCTCGTGCATCTGGCCAATGACATTGGCATTGAAGCCGGCCCATGCGGGGTGGCTCCAGTCGGCTTCGGTGTAGTGCCTCGAGCCGACCATCTCGGCCCGGCGACGTTCGCTGATGCAGGGCACGTGCTCGTCGCAGGGCGCTTCGTTCTGCTCGCCGGCGTAGAGGATCACCGCATGCCCAAGCCCCTTCATCATCTGGCAGAAGCGCGTCACCTTCTGCGTAAACGCGCAGGCCGCGAAGGCGGGCGTGGTGTGGGTGTGCGGGAGGCTCACGACGTGGAAGCGCATTAGTGATCTCAAAACATCTGAAAGAACGCGGCCGACGCGATGATCGGCAGCGGGTTGTAAGTGATGACGATCAGCCCCTGACCGCCCGCACCTGATGTTGCGGTCGCGCTGCCGCAGCCGGCCCCTCCCCCACCTCCGCCGTAACTCGGAGCGCTGCCGCCCATCACGCTACCGCCAACTGCTCCGCCGCCGCCTCCCGAGCTACACCCGTGGCTCAAGTCCCACTCGGTACCTGCCGAGCCGTCGCCCCCGTTGCCAGCGCCGCCTGCAGCGCCGCCTGCCGTCGCGCCATTGTTCGCTGATCCGCCAGTGGTGCTCACGTTCAGTGATGTGGTGCCGTTGTTACCACCACTGCCGCCCACCCCGGCTGGCCCGGCAGCGCCGCCGCCGCCAGAGGCACCCGTGCCGGAAGCGCCGGTCAAGTTCCCCCCTCGACCGCCGCTAAACGTAGTTTGGCCCCAACTCGATGCGGATGCTCCGCCGGTGCCACCATTCCGGCTTCCGCTGCCCCATGTAGCCCCCGCTCCAAATTGAGCAGAGCATTTTGCGTTGGTAGCCCCGCCGCCCGGATCAGCAGTATCGTTGAAGTACGACGACGTGCCGGAGTTGCCGTTCGAGCCCGTAGAGTTCGAAACGATGGCGGCCCCACCAGAGCCTGCCGAATAGGTCGCGGTCGTGGAGCCGGGCGACGCAAAGGAAAAGTTGGTGATCTTCGCATAAGCGCCGCCGCCGCCGCCCGGAGCGTGCCCGTTGGAGGGCCTCTCGGTTGCCCCACTGGCACCGCCGCCTACCGCCTCAATGGTGTTGTCGGAATTGTCCCAGTCGCTCGGCGACGTAAAAGTCTGGTTCGACCCGGTGATAGTGAGGAACGTGACTGTCGCAAAGTCGTACCGAAGCTCGGGATACAGCTCCGGATCACCCCAGATCTCGTTGGGAAGGTGCCAGTCCTCGCGGGGGATCGGCATACGGTCGAGAATGAAGCGCGCCAGCGAGCCCAGGAACTCGTCGGCGTCGTCGCGGCTGTCGAACCATAGCCGCCACTTCACGAAGCCGTCATGCAGCCTGGCAGTCAGCCTGAAGCGGGTCTGTACCCCCGGATTGCCGAACTGGTCTTTCCACTGCGCCTGCGAATGGTCGCGCCATTCCTGCTGTGGTACGGGCATCAGGAGCTTGGGGCGATCGGGGAGGATCAGCATCACGCCTCCTGGGCCGAGGCGACGAGATCCCATTTGGTATCGGTCGCGTTATAGATGAAGCCCAGATACAGCGTCTTGCTCAGCACTGTCGTGGTCGGCAAGGCGGTACCGAGTGCGCGATAGATGGCATTGTAGGTCAGCGCGCGAGCGGTACCATTGTCCTTGATGCGAACTGTCAACTTCTGCCCCTGAGATGGGGTGCCGGTGGGAGCGCCGAACGCCGCCGCTGCAGCCTGCGCGGTGAGGATGAACAGGATGTCCTGACCAATCGAGCCGACCGCAGGTGTCGGTGTGGTCTGGGAGGCGTTCGAGGTGATGGCCGGTGTGCTAGGACCGGTCGGCCCCGTTGCGCCGGTCACGCCCGTTGGACCGGTTGCCCCTGTAACGCCGGTAGGACCAGTCGCTCCCGTGATGCCGGTAGGTCCGGTCGAGCCGGTAGCCCCAACGGGGCCGGTGCTGCCTGCGGGCCCCGTTGAGCCCGCAGGCCCTGTGGCCCCGGTCGCTCCCATCTCAACCCACAAGTCCCATTCGGGATCGACACCCGGCTCCTTGTTGGTGCTCGGGGCGTTGGCGATCCAGCTCGAGCCATTGTGTTCGACGCCATCGAAGGCGACGAAGGCCGTGACGCCATCCCAAGGACCGAGCCAGTTCACCCCCGCGCCGGCGATCCCGGAGGGACCGGTGGCGCCCGCCGGTCCGGTTGCACCCGTGGGACCGGTAGGACCGGGAACGATGCTCGCGGCGCCGCTTGGACCGGTTGCCCCAGTGGGTCCTGTTGCCCCTACAGGGCCGGTCGCTCCCGCCGGACCAGTTGCGCCGCCTGGCCCGGTCGGACCGGTTGCGCCTGCGGGACCACTGGCGCCGGCCGGCCCAGTTGGGCCGGTGGCCCCACCAGCGAACAGCGACGCCGGCGCCTTCTTGTTGGCGCCGCCTTGCACGATGGGAACAACGGCCCCAACGAGGTCGGAAGCGGTCGGATCGTCAGAAATCTTGCCGTCAGCCATCGGTCAGCCTCACCACACCGTAATCCGGACCATGCCGTCGCCGCCCTTGCCGGAGTTTCCACTCTCGGATCCGCCACCGCCGCCGCCGGGCTGCGCTCCGTCAGTGGCCGCCGTAGTGCTGGTGGAGCCAGCCCCGCCATTGCCGCCTTCCACCGATGTCCCGCCGACGCTCCCGCCACCCGAGTGAGCACCGCCGCCGCCGCCGCCGCCGCGGCCGGACTTGCCACCAGCGCCGCCAGCCTGCCCACCGGTTGCTGCTCCACCGCCGCCACCGCCGCCGCCCTCAACCGATGCGCCGCCAGCCCCCCCTGCCGTGCCGGCCGAACTGGACCCGCCGCCACCGCCGCCCGCTCCTTCGGAGCCGCTGCCGCCATTGTTGGGAGGTGCGCCCGAAGCCGTGCCATTGCCAGAGGCTCCAGCGAGGTTCTGCCCGCCGTTTCCGCCAGCTGTTGATACTGCATTGCCGCCCACGACGCTGACGCCTGCGGACAGTTGCCCGCCGCCGCCGCCGCCACCGCCGGAGAACGACACATTGCCGGCACCGCCGCCGCCGCCATAGGCAGTGACATGTGAGCCGAACGACGAGTTGCCACCGGCAACCCCGTCCTGATTGTCGGCAGTTTGAGCAGCGCCGCCCGCCCCCACAGTTACCGCAACGGTGCTGGCGAGATCGCTGAGCAGGAGCAGCCGCTTCCTGTAGGCCCCACCACCACCGCCGCCGCCGTAGTCTGACGATCCAGCACGCCCACCTGAGCCGCCGGCGCCCCAGCACTCGACGAGTGCGACGGTCCCGGTCAGAGGCTTCGACCAGGTGGCGCCGCCGGCCGTCGTGTATGTGTCCACATGCGCGCTCGTATCGGCGAACGGGTCCTCCGGCATCAGCACGCTCTCGGCAAAGTCGATGAAGCGCTGCCGCACGTCTGCGGGCGAGATGTCGCCAGCGTTATTGTCGGCAAGGTAGAGCGCGAAGTCCGCGAGGAGCTCCGCCCGGGTGCGTACCGTCATGTGGTGGTGTCCTAGTAAAGGCCGCTGCCGAAGCCGGAGCTGAAGCCGCTGGAGAAGCCGGAGATGCCGTAAATTTCGTCGGCCGCGTAATCGATCGCCGTGATGTTGGCCGTGAGATCCGGCCCGGGCTGGATGTCCCAGGCCAGCACTTCCCGAGCCACGCGGCTGAGCCAGCCCGTCGCGACCAGCGTCCCGTGGCCGAGAAGGTCGTCACCGCTGGCGGTCGGCATGGCGAACGGTGTCTCGAAGGTGACTAGGGTCCGGTCGGAATCGTCTTCAGTGACCGGCGCGGTCAGCAGGGTACCGTCCGCCAGTCGCAGGATTACGCCCCGGGCTGGTTGGTCGCCGTCACGAATGAAGCGTCCGCCGTCCTCACGCAGCAGATAACCGCCATCCTCACGAAGGATGTAGCCGCCGCCTTCGCCAACGTCTGATCCGAAGTTCCACTCTTCGTCGAGGCGCAGGCCGGAGACGAGACCGCCGTCATAAACAATCTCCTTGACCCGGCCGCGGCCACCGATCTGCCCGAGAATGTCAGTCTCGAGCCACACCCGGTCCCCCATGGTGAACTCGAGGTGTTCGATGTCCATGGTGAAGGTGATCAGCCGGCTGCGCCACTTCGCCGACCGGAGGTCGCGCTTGGCACGGGCGATCGCCTTGTCCTCGTGGACGATGCCCGGATAGGTGATGCTTTCGAAGCGTGTCGCCTCGATCAGCCCGCCCGACCCATCGGCATTGTAGCCATCGGCATAGACGATGACCTCGCGCACCTCATAGTCGTTCTCGATATCGGCGAGATTGACCTTGAGCGCGTGCGCCAGGCGCATGAATGGCTTTTCGAAAGCGAAGCCGCCGGCGTTCCGCTGGGTGATCAACCCGACGGGATCGCGCCGCCGATCGATCACCACCCGATACGGCGCCCCATAGCTCGGTCGGGCGAAACCCGCCTGCGCGATGGTCGACAGAACTGACGTTACCGGCTCGCCCTCGAAGATGGCATTGACCTCGAGGCCGCGCGATGCGCACCAGCCGTGCCAGTCGACGAGGCTGGGGCCTTCGATCAGGCTCAACGGTGCAGGCTCGGCGTTCAGGTCGCCAGTCAGCACCTCGCGGTACCAGCTTGCGGGATTGCTCGTGATCTGGTCGGGCACCCAGGCTGCGCCGTCCCAATTCGGCGCGTAGCCAGAGGCGACACAACTGACCTGGCTGATCGAGCGGTTGCGCGCCCGCATCGCTAGAACTGCAGTGGGCTGGGTGGCGAAGTCGAACGGGGCCTCATCGAAGACCGACTGCACGTTGTCGATCTGGATGTCGCGCACGTAGCGGTTGATGCCGCGCGCCAGCACCAGTTCCGACCCGGTGTCCCGGTAGGAGTAGAAGCTGTCGAGGATGGTGGCGCCGTCCCCCAGCTTATGGGTGGCAGGGTCCCAGATGAATGAGTGAACTGTCGAGCCGCGAATGGCCTCGATCTCGTACCGGTCCTGCGGGAACACTGCCGTGTCGAGATAGACCGTCAGGTGCTGGCTATCGACCCAGTCGATCACCGAGCCCGAGAAGTAGGAGTCTGCAGCGAAGACACCGTCCATGTCGGTGACGGTGTTGTAGCGCCAGCTGAAGCCGCGGTAGTTGGCGCTGAAGGGATTGACCGCGGGGATGTCGCCGGCGGCGCACCAGACGAACCGAACGGCGAAACGCAGGGTGTCCTGACCGCGCCGGCCGCGCAGCACGAACTCCGGCAGGTTCGACCAGATCGTTCCCCCATCCTGGCGGATGCGCATCCTCAGCGCCGTCACTGCCGCAATATCTGCGTCGAGGTCGGGATTGTCCGGGCTGACGTTGAACAACCCGCCTGGGAAGCTGAAGTTGACGATCGCCTGATTGGGCGAGCGCTTCGTCTCAAGGTGGTGCCAGGTTGGCACAAAGCTCGGCTGCGACTGGTCCAGTTCATCGCTCGATTCCTCTGAGCTGATGGTCTGGAAATCGGTCATCACCACGCCGGCCTGTGTCTCGATCACCGTGTTGGTGATCAGAGTCAGCGGCGCATCGTCGGCAAAACCCTCGCGGATCTCGATCTCAATATTCGGGTCATCCTCGACGGCGGCATAGCCAACGCGCACGTCGCTGATGGCATGAGGCCCGGCAAGGCCATAGGCCAGCACCACGATCTGATCGTTGCCCTCGAAGTAGGTCCAGGGCGGCATGATCATCTTCGGCGCGATCTTCCGCGTGCCAGCCACGCGCTGCAGATAGCCCCCGAGCTCGAAGCTGTTCTGCGCCGAGGCGACGCCGACTTGCTCGCTCGCCTGCTGCTGCGAAGATCCGGTCTGCGGGTTGAGCCCCTGCAGCAGCAGCGACGCGGCAATCGACAGGCCGCCGGCAACCAGGTTGGCGCCGATCGAGCCTGCGGCGAAGGCCGTCCCGAGGAACGGCACCCCGAAGGCACCGACGAACAGCGAGGCACCAATGAGGGCGATAGCGGCGATCGACGAGAGCAGCTTGCCGCTGTCACCGCCGCCCCCATGCACCGCCAGATAGACCGTGATGTAGGCCATATCCTTCGGCCGGATCAGCCGATAGAGGTGCGGAGCGATCATCTCGCCGTTTAGCTTCACCCGCAGATGGGCGCGCAGCGCCTCCTCCCCGAGCGGCACCAGGTCGATCAGCTCCGCAAGCGTGGCGTTCATCGGCCGCGGCATCTCGATCACCGGCCCGGCCGTGCCGTGCAGCAGATCAGGGAAAGCGCGGAACGTGGTCACCCGAGCACCGCCGGACGGAACAGGCCCGTCACCCGGTTGACCACTGTGGGCAGTGCTGAGAACCGCGCGGTGTCGCGATAGGCTCGAACCATCACCCCAGTCGTCTCCTCGATATCGATCATCCGCCCCGGCTCGATGACGCACCCGACATGCAGGGGCGCCGAGCGCGCCGCCCTGCCCTCGCCGACAACGCCGCGCATCATCACCATGTCGAAGGGACGCTCGTCGCCAGCGGCCACCATAAGCCAGCCCGGTCGGCATGGCCCGGTCGCCATGGTCCGCGCGATCGAGTACGGCGTTTCCACCCCTCCGAACTCGTCGATCCAGATACCCAGCCGCTCACCGACGATCAGGCGATAGAGCCCGTAGCAGTCGACAGCGGGTCGGGCGCGCCCTCCCAGCAGGAAGCGGAGCCGCAGATAGTCAGCGGGGTTGATCATCAGGAAATCCGGAAGGCCGCCCTGAACACGCTCGGGCGCAGCCAGTGCTTGGGATAGGGTTCGACCGTCAACGCTGGCCGGCTGACCTCGCCCTCGACGACAAGTGCGTCACCACGGACGTTCATCAGCTCGAGCATCAGGTGCGGGCCACCGACGATCACTTCCGGCTGGCTGGCCAGCACCGCAGTGATGGTGATCCGTGCCGGCGTCGAGATGCTGTCGACCGCCTCACCGATCCGCATGTCGATGTTAGGGATGGTGATCTTGCCGTTGAGTTGCTCGTCGCTCTGCCCTGGCGGAACGATGGCAATCGGCATGGCCACGTAGGTACCGGCGAGTGCCGCAACGTTGCCGTTGGCATCGAGCAGGTCGGCTGCATAGACGATGTCGGTGCCGGCATCTGTCAGAAGGATCGTCGTGGGCAGATCGTCATGCTCGATGGTCAGCAACGCCACGAAGGCTTCGCCTGTTTCCTGCGGATAGGCGACGTCACGAAAGGCCTGGTTGGGCATCAGGACAGCCTCTGCAGTGACATACTCACCACCCAATCCAATCCCCGCGGCGCGACGGCATAGGGCGTGCCGGTCGGATCAAAGCGGAGCGATGCCGCGGCCTGGGTGGTGGGGTCTACCCAGTCGAACGCCAAAGCGCCGTCCTTCAGGTCGCCTTCGAAGAACGCCCGGAAGTCCGCGAGTTGCGCAGTCGTCACGCTGATTGAAGCCGTGAGTTGAGCCGTTCGACTCGTCGATCGCCGCCGAACCTTCCCGGCCCCGACCTCAGTGCCGAAGCTCACCACACCGGGCTTTGCCGACCACTGAAATCCCTCGACGAGGACGAACTGCGGCAACGTTGCGGGCCAGGTGGGCATCAGGCGCGCTTCAGGCCAGGGGACACACCGACGCTGCGGTATTTCCCCTTGCCGGCCTGCTCCATGAACCGCTTCTCACTCGCGGCGACGGAGACCTTGACGATGGCGCCGCTAGCCGTGCGGACGGTCTGCTCGGCAATGTCGGCCATGCGTCCGGAATCGTCCTGCAGCACGATGCGGATGATCTCCTGGCCATTGTTGTTGGCAGCGCCCGGGCGATTGCTATTGGCTGCCTGCACGCCCAAGCGACCATCCGGGCCCCGGCGGAGCGGCATGATGGCCTCCGGCCCTGCCTCGCCCATCAGGCCAATGCCTCGGGCGAACGGGAACACCGTGGGCCGGTCAACGACCTGGTTTGAGTAGCCGCTGACGCCCGACATGAAGACGTTGCCGTTGGCCGAACGCAGGAACGATTGCAGTCCGCCGAAGGTGGCGCCGCCACCGATGTCATTACCCAGCGAACCAAAGCCGCCGCCGCCCATGAACGCTGTGAAGATGCTGTCGAAGATCCCCATCGCCGCCATCTCCAGCACCTTGGAGGCGATGCTTTCCAAGGCGGACAGGCCGGCGCTGGCGAAAGCGCCCCACAGGCTGGTGCCGTTCATCAGCTCGGTCTTGAAGTCGGAGAGGAACGACGTGAAGGTCGACTTCCCGAACTCGTAGGCCTCTGAGAGCTGGCGGGTTCGCTCCTCAGCCGCCGCCATCTCCGCCGCGAGGCCATTGAGTTCAGCTGCCATGGCCGGCGTCAGCTTGATATTGTCGTTCGCGGCCTTGTTCAGCAGTTCCTGCTCATAGCGAAGGCGAGCAGCCGCTTCCGTGGTCATGCCGAGGCTCTGCGCCTCGAGCTGCTTCTGCGCGATGAACTGTTCCGACGACATGGTCAGATCGGCATAGGCCTTGCGCTGGCGCTCGGCCTCTTCCTGCGCCTTCTTCAACTCCTTGTCCGAGGGGCGATTGGCTACCTGCCGCGCCCGATCGCCAAGGGCACCGCGGATGTAGTCCGTCTCGAAGGCGTCACCGACATTGCCTTGCCAGTTGCCCTGTTCCTCCGGCGACAGCTTTTGTTTGAACCCGGTGAAGTCGAAGCTCAGCAAGGGCGTCTTCTCCCCTGTAACGGGGTTGGTGAAGGTGATGGCGTCGCCGCTGAGTCCGTCCATCAAAGCGTTCCACGCCTGCTTGCCCAAGGCGCCCATGAAGGTCGGCAGGTTGTTCCAGCCCGACGTCACCACGTTGTAGGCAGCCACAAAGGTTCCGATAATGTCGTTGCCGATATCGACGAGGATCGGCGCGGTATCGTCCCACAGGTCGCCGAACCACCCCGCGATCGGGCTGATGGCCTTCCAGATTGCCTCGGTCACCAGCTCCCAACCAGCCACAACTACGTCAGTGAAACTGACCTGCTGCTTCTGCCCCCGGTTGATCTCGGTCCTGAAGGCGGCAACACCGATGGACAGCGTGGCCAGCACAGCCGCGATCGGCCAGAACTTCGCTACCATTCCGGCGGCAAGCTTCCCCGTCTCGGAGAAAGCACGGCCCAGTCCGCCTTCGTCTGGTCCCCAGATCATGGCGATCTGCGGGAGCTGCTGTGTGGCGACCATCAGCGGGTTCATTCCTCCCGCCAGCGACACACCGATATCCTGCAGCTGGAACATCAGGTTCGTGCGCTGCATCGCACCCATCCGCATGGCGGAGGCATTCCGGACGTGCGCCGCAGAGTTGACGTCGAGCGCAGCGTCTTCAGCCGCAAGCTTCGCATTCAGCGAAGTGACGGCAGCTGCCAACTGGTAGTGCCCCTGTTCGACCAGGTCTGCCGCGTTCGCCGTCAGCCCGTACTTCCGATAGATGCCATCGAGGATCTGATCGGCCCGCGACATCGGCACATTGCCGGTCTCAATGCCGCGACCAAACGTGTTGACCGCCCTGGTGAAGCGCTCGGCGTTGCCGAAGCCGTCGACATAGCTGCGGCTCAGCCGGGTCAGCACGTCGCCCGCCTGACTGACCTTCGTCTGCGTCGCGGTGATTGCGGCGCCCACCTGTGCGGCGCGTGGCGCCAGCCTTGTCGGCGGCGACCTTCTGCGCCATGCCGGCGGCATAGGCGGTCGCATCCATCGCCGCGGTGACGCGGTAGGAACTGAGCTTCACAGCCATGGATTGCTAAGCCGCCGGGTTGGTCTCAGCCCGCCACTCGAGATATTCCGCGTCGAGAGCGGTGAGAAAAAAGTGGAAGGTCTCGCGATCGTCGCCGGTCAACCCCAGGTCGTCCGCATAGCGGGTGCGAGCCAGGTAGCTGATCGGCAACTCTCCGCCCATCGCTCCGAAGAAGCGATCGAAACGGAGCGCCTCGAAGGCACGGAAGTAGAGCCGGTGCCACGGCTCATCGGTGAAGTCGTCTGGCGCCGGCTGCAGCCAGTCGGCGTCCTCAGGGTATTCGTCCGCCAGCTCCGCCAGCCAGCCATCGATGTCGCCTGCGCCTTGCCGCTCTAACCTTTTGCGGAAGGCGCGCCGGAGTTTCCCGCTTCGTCCTCGACGAACTGCACGTTGGCCTCGCCGACCTGGGAGGCGCAAAGCTCAATGTCGCCGAGCAGGTCCCGGTATTCGCGGTCGCGCAGCGCCTTGTCGGCGAGCTCCGGCGAATACTCCTCATCGAAGCCGCGCCAGCCGTGCAGGATGTGCTTGGCAACGAGCTTGCCGAGCTCGTCATGCTTCACGTCGAGCGGCACCGGCTGGCCCTTGTACTTGCGGGCCCAGCGCTGGAACAGCATGTCGCGGGCCGTGGCAAAGGCCGGCAGCTGGATGGAGGAAACCCGGAACTCGACGCCGGGGAAGGCGCGGGAGGGCACCCATTCACCCTCGGCTTCCTTGGTCAGGTCGACTTTGGCACTTGCAAACTTGACGGTCATTCGGCGGGGTCCTCTGTGGGGGCGTGCAGGTGGGTGCCGGAGGCGACGTGGCCCTTCTCACGCATCAGCTGCGCGAAGGTTTCGGGAACCGGATGACTCTCGACGCCGGCCTTGAACAGCACGGCCGTCTTGCCGTCCGGATACCCGGTGAAGGTCTCGGCCGGCGTGAAGGTAACCAGCTTGGCGGGGGCTCGCTTGCTCATCAGGTCACCGCCCGGGTGATCTTCATCGAACCACCGGTGCCGGCATCGTACTTGGCCTGAAACGGTACCTCGAGCATGACGGCCTGGCTGTTGCCGCCGACGACAGGATCGCCGTCGAGCAGCTTCACCGCTTCGAGCTCGAAGGTGTACTTGCTGCCCGACACGGCACCGATATCGAAGGACAGCGACACGTCGCTGTGGTTCTTGATGGCGTTGTAGGTATCGAGATCGCGGAAGTAGGTCTGCATCGACCCGGTCACCTCGAAGCGGCCGAGCCCATGGCTGTCGGCCTCGAGCGAGCCGAGCTGGTCGTTGGCATAGAGGTTCGACTTGATCGAGAGGCTGAGCGACTTGACCTTTGGCGAAGCGGTGATGCCGGCGACAACCAGGTTCGCGACGTTGGTCGCGGCGTTCAGCACCGGAGTGGTGGTCGCTGCGCCATAGGTCGCGCCGGTGATGATTGCAGTCGTCGGAGTCGGGCTGCCGAGGCCCATAATGCCGAAGCTGCCCTTCACCAGGGCCTTGCTCTCAAGGGTGAGGTCCATCGAGTTGATCCGGCAGCCGCGGTAGCGGAGGAAGCTGTCGGTCGCGCCCTGCTCGAAGGTCTTCTCGAACGTGAAAGCCTTGTGGAGGATCCCGTTGACCAGCACGTCGCTGGTCCAGGCGCCGCGGAACAGGGCCTCGAGGAAGTCGTCGAAGGTGCCGTACGAGAACTCGAAGGCCAGCGGCCCCTCGACCGTGCGACCCACGTCGACGATATCGGTGACGTTGCCGTCGCCGCGGATCTCATCGCTCACCGCTACCTGCTTGCCGGCCTTCAGGCCTTCGCTGACATAGCGCAGCGTCTTGAAGGTCGGCGTCGCTGGCGTGGTGCCGATGGTCGCTTCAGCCGCATAGGCCAAGCGGGTGAGTGAGGCTTCTGCGATGCCCATGGGCTTGCTCCTTGTGGCTTAGCCGTTCTCGTCGAATTCCCAATCGACCGTCGCGGTCATCGGGAAGTAGTTGCCGCTCGGCATGCCTGGCTCGCCGGCGCCGATCGACATCTCTCGGAAGCGCACGCCATCGACTTCCGCCTCCTTGAAGAGGCCGACCAGCGCCTTGGCGTAGGTGCGGGCGGTGCGGGTGCCGGTGGTGTTCGGGACCATGACGTGCAGCTGCATCGTGCCGGTCTCACGCCAGAGGTTGTTGCCCGGGGAGCCGACCGATTCCTGGCTGTAGAAATTGCCGAAGATCTCGACGTAGACGAATGCCGCCGGATCGCCCTCATCGAGCGGCCATTCCTCGTTTTCGAACACCAGGGGGGTTTCCGACCACTCGGCCTTCAGAAAGGTTTCGAGCTTGTCGTAGACATCGGGGCTCGACATCAGTGCACCAGGTTGATCACGAGGGCCGGATAGGTGATGGGCTGCCCGACATCGAGGCTCTTGCGCCGCGCCAAGCGCTGCGCGCTGCTGATGCTGGCTCCGGACCGGATTGCCCTTCGCTGTGCGTTGTACCGACTGGCATATTCACCCCTGAGCAGGTACGGCACCCGCGGGTCGATCCCCGATCGGATATCAAGAAAGCGGGTGATGATCGAAAAGCTGTCCCTGCCGTACTTCCGGCGCAGCGATGCAGCGGTGCCTTCGAAGTGCCGTGGCGCCACCGACATCGACATCGCGCCGACCTCGATCTTGCGGGTGTAGGGCTGCGCGTTGAAGATGATCACCTCGGCGGCGCCGTCGACGGTCTGGTAATTCGTCACCGGCAGCTGGTTGGCGAGCACGATGAACGATCGGCTATATCGGCCGCTGCGCTTCGGGCTTCGCTTAACTAACTCCGCCAGCGCGCCGGTGATCACATCATGCCACCAGGCAAACTCGTAGAGGATCGGCCCGGGCGTCGCGCTGCTGCGGACGTTGAAGGCCTCCTCGGGAGCACCCTCCCGCCCGTTGACGAAGCGGGTGTAGTTTGAGCTCGCCTCGCCGGTGCGGATCAGCTCCCCCACGCTTGTCTTGGCGAACCGCGCCACTTCGCGCGAAATCTCGTCATCGCTCAGTCCGGCGGTCGCCACCTGAATGTCGCGGGCGAATGTCTCGAACCGCGCCATCAGCCACGCACCTGCAGGTTGTAGCGGACGACTAAGCCGGCGAGCCGGATTTCCTCGACTGCCTGCACGTTGCGCACCTTGCTGCCGCCGATCACCGTCTTGTCGTTGAACTTCGGCGGCGAGAGTAGCCCCGTGGGGGAGATGGTGATCTTTCCGTCGCCCTGGGCGATGGCGCCAACGACTTCCTCTGGTTTATAGCCGCGAACGAAGGCGCGAACCGTCTCCGTCGAGGTGATGGCTCCTCCGGACATGTGCCGCACGCCGATATCCTCGCCGTGGTCGGCAAGCTGGCGGTCCAGCATTGCGATGGCCTCGCTCGGTGTCACCGATACACCCTCAAACCCTGCAGCAAACCGCGAACGGTGCGCTCGATCACCGCGTCGGCCTGGTCGCTCACCACGAACTGACGGGTGCCGATGCCTTCGACCTCCTCAGACCGCAGGAACAGGTTCGCAGCTCCGGTCGACAGCATGTGCTGCGCCAGCACGATGACCGCCTGCTTGGCCTCATCGGGCACCGGCCCGGTCCCGCCGCTATCGACGTCCGCGCCGTCATAGCCGGCCCGATAGCGTATGCGGACAGCGTCGGGGGCCCCATTGGTCGACGGAAACGCAAATCCGGATCGAAACCAGATGACGCCGGTCGCGGGGATCAGGCGGAAATCGCCGTCATCAACGACCTGCTCCGCGTCGTCCTCGTCGAGATAGTTGATGCCCTCGATCTCAATGAGGGGCGGGCACGGCAGACGCATCTCGCAGTATGCGTCGCTGGTCAATTCGAGTGTTTGGGGGCCGATCGCAATGCCCAGCCAGCCCTGAGGGCCGTCGATGGTGCGTTGCGCCGCCATGATAACCCGAGCGACGCCCGCGTCATCGCCGGCATGCGGCCCGGCAATATCCGCCGGGGTCACAATGGGCTCCGGCGGAATGATGACGCGGACGCTCATGAGCTTCAGTCCACCAGAAAGATGAACGTGCCCTTCTTGGCGTCACCGCCCTGGGCTAGCACGATTTTGAACTCGTCGTTGCCGAGTCCGATCTTGTCAGCCTGCGCGGGGCCCCCGGCAGCGTACAGAAGGGCCGCACCGGCCTGGTCATGCACCGGCGCGCGCGGATACTTAACCGCGCCGGCGGTGATGTTGCTCTGCGTCCAGACGTTCTCGCCGGTGCCGTTCACCGTGATCGCGAAGTCCACGGTATTGCTGAACGGAACGGTGCCATCCGGGATGTAATGGACGCTGTGAACCTTGCCGGTGACCTTGGGCGATAGTTTCGTTGCGGCACCACCGACTTCGGTGGTGACCTCGACCTTGATGCGGCGCA